GAAGATTTAATGCCTTACGGAACATATTTAGGAAGAAAAAGAAGAGAAGTGTTTGGTCAAAAGCCAAAAGAAGCTAATGAAGTTGCAAGAAAAATGATGAATAACTATATTAAGTTAGGTATAGTTAAACAATCTGCTGGCTTGGGAGAGATAAGAGATATGTTCAAAGACGCAAATTTTGATACTGCTATGGCATCAAGATTATCTAATCAAAAGCTAGGACTTGCTGGAAAATTTGTGAGATTTTTCTTGCAAGGCAAGAAGAAGATAGAGGATACATATCAAGCTGAAGATGATTTCTTTAAGATAGTAGCTTATGAAAATGAGTTAGCTAGATACTCTAAGGCTATGTTTGGAAAATCTAAATCAGAGCTAACAGAACAAGAACTAGATGAAGTAAATAAAGTTGTTACTGAAATAGTTAAGAATACTTATCCTACATATGATCGAATACCTGAAGCTGTGAAGATGATCAGAAGGTTCCCATTCGTAGGAAACTTTGTCTCATTCCAAGCAGAAGCATACAGGACAGCATTCAATACTATTGCACTAGCTAAACAAGAGGTAATGTCTAAAGATCCTAGCATAAGAAAAATTGGTGCTATAAGATTAGCTGGAGCTACTTCATACCTTGCTGCTAAGACAGCAGTTCTTCAGTATGTTGGTATGGCAGCTGGTACTGGTCTTACTGGTGCATTCGGATACTTCTTTGATGATGATGATGAGGAAGAAAAAGATAAGGATATAAGAGAGTTCGTGGCTCCTTGGTCAAAGGAGTCAGACTTACTTGTAATTGATGCTGGTAATGGAAAATTAAAGTACATAGACTTTAGTGCTACCGATCCACATGGGGGTATAAAGAAAGCAATAAATGCATTCCTTCTTGGCGAATCAACTACAGATAGTTTTATAGATGGGCTTATAGGAGTAGTACAGCCATTTATTGGAGAAGAGATGACTACAGAAGCTATTCTAGCTCTTAAGAACAATAGAGATAAGTACGGTAAAGAGATTTGGAATCCAGAAGATAATGAGTTTGAAAAGATAAAAGCTATATCAGTAGAGATCTACAAACTTGTTGAGCCAGGAACAATATCTTCAATTAGAAGAGGAATTGCATCTGAAGATAAGGGGCAAGAACTCGTAGCTAACTTGACTGGATTTAGGACATATGATGTGGATATAAACAAACAGTTTGGATTTAAAGTTAAAGACTATTCAGAAAGAATAAAGAACGCAAAACGTATATATAACTCAGCATTCTTTAAAGAAGAGTCTACTAAACAAGAAAAAGAGCAAGCATACAAAAAGGCTAACAACGCACTATCTAAGATATACAAAGAAGTAATATCAGTGTACAACTCTGCTGAACGTCTAGGAGTAAAGCCAGATGACTTAAAGAACTCAATGATAGAGTTTGGAGATATGAGTAAGGCAGATATATCAAAACTACAAGCTGGAGAAGTGCCAGAGCTTAAGTCAAAAGATGAAAATAAGAAAAAGCAAATTATAAATATGTGGTATTAATACAAAAGGGGTAACTAATTACCCCTTATAATCTAACGCTATGTTATAGCAGTAGTGTAGCTTATCGATATCTTGCTGAATCATGAATGGATGGTAGCGTAGTTCAATATGAACACGTCTACCTTTTCTTTTGTAGATGTAGTCCTCGACTACTCGCTTCATCTCTTCTACTGTAACCATCAGAACAAATGCGTTAGCCTAGCTACTTGGCCATGTTGTTTATGATGTATAAAAGCTTCTATTGCTTTTGGGCTATGTTGAAACCCATTTCTATGATGCCAGCTGTCTGTACCTGATGGAGAGCGAAGCGTCTCTACACACACAGACATGTAGTCCTTACTAGTCTTGTGGTGTACGTGATGACCGTAGATATATCTGTGCTTACACTCAGCCCACTGACCTGAAGCCTCGTGTGCCATAAGCAATGGTAGGTCTTGAGGCTTCGCACCATCCATGTGTGTCATGCCAATAAGATTTAGACCGTACACAGTGTACTTACGGTGCGACATGTCGCTGTTGAATGTAACCTGTGGATGGTTCCTAAACCAAGAAGATATAGAGTCTAGAAGCATGAAGCCACTCATGTAGTCGTGGTTAGATGGGTTGTAGTGTACCTCAACGTCAGCAACTTGCACAAGCGTTTCGATTATTTCGATTAGCAGCTTCTTTGCAGTGATGAAGTTGTCGTACCACATACCGTCAGTATCTTGAGGTGTACCAGCTGTAGTTGTTCTTTTAGGTGTATCAGTGTGTAGGATGTCATTTCCTGCGATGAATATGACCTTGTCGATACAGAACCCAGATGACTTACTGATAATTCCGTGTAGGCCTTCTCTGACCCTCTTTACAGCAGTCTGTTGATCATACGACTCACCAGTCTCAAAGGAAGAAGCAAGCTTACCAATGTGAATATCAGCAGGACTAAACACCATGCAGTGACCTTCACCACTATGACTCCTTTTAATCTTCGAATACTTCGGACTCCACTTAGATATCTCTGCAATAAGGTCCTCCCTAAAGTCCTCATACCTAAACTCATTACTTTCACCCTTTACGTTAATTGAGAAGTGCTTGCCTTTGTACCAGTAGTGCTTAACGTTTGATGGATCGATCCCTACCCTCTCACACTCATCCTTAAACTCGCTGTCATCAACTACCTTTAGCTTTCGAGCTATTCTTCTTCTTAACGCATCGTCGTATGGTATGCCTAACTCTTTAGCTACTTCTTTAGCTGTCTTTGTCTTAGAGAATTTTTTTGATAGGTATATCTCTATGGCCTTTTCTATTTCATTCGTCATGGTAGGATCGTTGTATGTCGCTCAGTAGTTTCTTAAGCTTGATGGCTGTGTCTCTAACTACCTCTCTGTCCATGTCTATCATAGACTCGTAAAGGTCTGAACCGAGCTCGTTGAACTCGTCCATAACTGAGTTGACGTAGGTTAATAGTTTGACATCCATTTCGCAAATGTATGTCTTTATTTTTTAGTTTACAAGCGATCTCCGTATAACTTACTACTGAACACATACCTAAGTACTTCGTATGAGTAGGTCCACTCATCGAACTTCTTTACTCTGTCCTTGACAAGCATTCGTAGCTGTTGGTTTAGATCTTCTGGTGGTATGCGGCCATTCTCTGTAAGTATGACAGGGTGAAGTATCTTATGTATTTTCAGTACTTCCCTCTTCCTCCTCGCTGTTATCACTATGTCCGTTATGTACAGTGCTTTGCTCATGTATGTGCTTTACCCATTGTCTGAAAAATCTCTGTAGAGCGATCTGCTGCTCTCCCTCTTCTATCGTTGCGTCCTTCATAAAGTACTCGTCGATGCTACGTATCTGAGCCGCAGTGTTCTGGAACTTATACTTTATGTGGTTCTTGAATAGACCTTCTTCAATGAGGTCATCGATAAAATCAGCAAGCACTGGGCCAACTGCTGTTATCATTGTTAGCTTAATCCCTTCCTCTGTCATGGTATATTCCAATTTATATAATTAACTATTCTATTTATTTGAGAAACTGAAACATTATATAAAATTGATAAATCCTTTTTAGAAGTATTTTCTTTTTTATATAAACTTCTTATTTCATCAACTTGATGTTTTTTTAATTTAGACAAGTGAGATTCCTCTCCTTTAATTCCACTCTTAAGTTTTGTTTTAAATGCATGATCAATATTTTCCTTATATGTAACCCATTCAAGATTTTCAACTCTATTATCAGCTTTAACTCCATTTATATGATTCACACATGGTTTATTATGTGGATTAGGAATAAAAACTTCAGCTACTATTCTGTGTGGTTTTACTGTCTTTCTTTTTAAATCAACTGAAAAAACATTATATAAATAACCTAATTTACATTCTCTTGAAGCTAATACTCTGCCTTTTCTTATAGCTTTTATTTTTCCATAGTCAACTAATCTATCATAACTCTTAAGTCTACCTAGATTACTCACTTGATATATACCTTCATATCCAGGTATATCTAACCAAATTTCATTTTGCATTTTTTTGCGTTTAATAATTGCGTTTAAAATATGAAATGGGAAATCGTAAACGCTTCGACTTTCAACAAGTCAATTACCCCTTGTCTATCCCATTTCAAATATAGTTATTTATTATTTAATAACTCTAATTGCCCTAAATATTTTTCTCCTTGTTCTTTCAAGTATATATCCAATACTCTTTTTGTTTTTTCTATATCAGATATAAACTCTCCTTTCTTTCGGCATCTAACTATTCTTTTTATTACTTCAAATTCATAGGCGTTTAACCCATGATCTTCAGCGAACTTATATAAACTACCGTTACTGTTGTTGTAGTGGCTGTCTGCACTCATAGAACCATCTTTCTTTATCACTTAAACTTTCATATGTATATACTCTATCAGCAAGCATCTCAGACTCCTCCTTATAGTAAGGCTCTGACTTATGTCCGCTGACAGTTAGTATTATTCTCGTAGTCTCAGCAGCCATGAACTTCTTGAAGTATGGGTAGATTGAGTCAACGTGGCATGCATGTTTCTTGCATATCTCAGTTATAATCATACCATCTTTAAAGTCTAGGTAAGCTAAGTAGCTACGCTTCTCTTGTTGTTCCATCATGGACAAACGTCTTTCCAAATCCTCCTTTCTTAATTTCATTCATCCTAAATTTTTGTATTGGCTTTGGTTGTTTACCCTTCTGCTTTACCTCGTAGAACTCAGCGTTGCACCCTGGAGGTAGGGCTATTATGTCTGGTATGCCGTTCTTGTTTGTTACTGATAGCTTTATGACATAGTAGCCTCTACTCTCTAGGTCTTTAATTAGTGCGGACTGTATCTTCGACTCAAGCATTGGAGCAAATGTACACCAATAATAAGTTAATCACAAACCTTGTAGTCTTTTTTAAATATGTTCAGTGTGTACTTCTTCTTTGACTTAACGACCTTGTAAATCTTGTCCTCTATACCATCCTCAGCGAATATCCAGAACACCTTATTGTACGTGCGATCCATCGTAGTCATACGATCCCTAGCCTGCCAGTAGCTCACAGCACTGTGCATGATGTTGTAGAACACTAGGTAGTCCGCATTTCTTAAGGATATACCCTCACGACCAGACACCGTCTGTAAGGCGATAACCTTATACTTTCCAGTGTTGAACTCATCTAGGTCTGTAGTCATGTCGTCCAAAAATACAGACTTCAGTGCGATAAGTTCTTCCTTAAACACGTAGAATATACCTATCTTGCTGTCGTTAAATCGCTCCTTGATGTACTCAGCCTTAGTAGTATCAAGAACCATCGATACACCTGATTCGAACTTAATCGTTCCTCCGCACAGCTGATGCACCTTCTGCATCAACTTGGCGGCAGTATCGCCAAGTATAACCTCTTCCTTACCTTCTACAACCCTATCTGAGAATAGCTGATTCATAATGGCATACGTCTGAGGCTTCATCTTCACATGCACAATCTCTTCATCTATCGTAGACTTGAACCCTGCTTGCTCCTGAGTATATGTTGTCATCAGGTGTGCAACGTCAGCCATTATCTTATCCTCCTTACCTTTAGAGTAGTCGTTGTACATGAACGCACCTATCCTCTTCTGCTCAGGTGTAACGTAGTCATTAGCCCACTTGTAGAACGTTGAGTACATACGCCAAGGCGAGTACGAAGACACCCACATCTGATGGTACATCTGAGAGAATGATTCGGGACTAGGCGTACCTGACAACATAACTACAGGCTTGTCGTAGAACATGTCCTTGAACTGCTTAGCTCCTTTCGATGGCTTAGGAAATGATCCATGCCTATGGGCCTCATCCATAATGATTAAGTCATACTGCCTATGGTTCTCTAGCTTATGTAGTGACTCGTTATTGAGTATACATATGTCAAAGTGTTCGGAGAAACCGAACTCATCGTAGTCCGAACGTATGCTAGATATGGCCTTCTTCTTAGTTAAGAACAACACATTATTAGCACCGAAGAGCCGAGCTACCTCCATAGAAGTAGCCGACTTCCCAGTTCTTACCGACCATGCCATGTACAGAATCTTGTACTTGTTTAGTATATCGCACCCTTGCCGAGCACCATTTACTTGGTAGTCTCTAAGTGATTTCATAGATGATCAAATATGTGAGCAATCACATCGACTGTCCAACCATTACCAAGTGCCTTATATCTTTGAGTATTAGATACAACAGATGTATAATTATCTGGAACTGTCTGAAGACGTTCGCATTCGATAGGGGTGAGCTTTCTAGCGAACTCTTTCTCGTAATCAAAAATCTTAGGCTGTCTATGTCCACCTACAGATGTCGTCAAACAAGGTGACTTTCCTTCTTCATTATAGACACGCCTAATGCAGTCGTTACCCTTCATATCTAATATTGCTATTTGTTCACATTTAGAAAATCTAACTACACCATACGACACACCCTTATGCATATTGGCAGTCAGACATGCAGATTTTCCATCAACAGGATTCTTGTGATACTCCCATCTCTCCTTACCATTTCTCAATCTACCCATGTAGTCAATAGCCTCAGCACTTAAATAGTATTTGTCATCAACCTCATCCAATATTATATCCCTCAACAATATACCCTTGTCCTCAGGCTGAGTAACATTTGGAATATTTGTCCAATATAATCTATACCTATTCTGAGCTGATAATAATGAACTGTTAATAGCTATTGGTTCGACTCCAAGGTACTTAGATATTACATCTTGATACTCTTTTTTCATCCTAACATTCTCAAGCATAAACTTCATTTTAGGATTTTCATCTGCAACACGATGGCATATATCAACAAACTCAAAGAATAACTTACTCCTTGGGTCATCAAAGTTTAATTGCTTACCAGCAAATGAAAACCCTTGACATGGTGACCCTCCAATGACTAAATCTATACTAGCCCAATCTATATCCCACTCTTTCCATTTTGTAACATCACCTAACTGTATAGTGTTAGGATAGTTATGCTGTGTAATTTTCATAGCATGAGCATCTAACTCAGATGCATAGTACTTATTTACACTAATACCAGCTCTTTCAAGAGCAATTTGTCCACATGACATACCGTCAAATAGACTTAAAACATTAATTGAATCTTTCATAGCAATCCCCATTGATTAGCTATAGCATCAGCTATACCTTGAAACGTCTTACTCCTAAGTGTCTGTCTTTCTTCTTTTGTCTTTGCATTCTTAAGTGCATCAGCGTACCATTTAGGATGTGATTTACCTGAAGCAAAAACAGTTCGTTCACCCTTTCCAACAATTTTAGTTGGTAGTAGTAAAGGCAAATTCTTAAGCCACAAACAAGTTGTTTTAGTTGCTTCATCACCAAACATATATGGCTGAATTATTTGATCAGGCTTTCTCCATCTACCACTTAATAAACCAACAGGATTTTCAATAGCTACATGCTGTATTGGTGAATTGTAAAGTGCCTTTACAAACTCAACACTATCCAACATGTCTTGTCTTCTGTTTGGATATTTATGGTGAGGTCTACGTTCTTCAAATGGTAATTCTTTATCTTCTGGATGAGATAACCATTGAACACTGCTTCCTGCTAAAAATGTACAAGGAGGATGGGCTATCATTAAGTCCCATCCTTTATCTATTACCTCAAATACATCCTGTTGATAGTGCCACTCAGGATGACCTCCGCTACACGGAAGTAAGTCACATGAATATGCTTCGTGACCCAATGCACGAAACGCTTTTGTTACTGTCTGTGATTCCTCACATGCTACTAATACTCTCATATCTAAAACATATTAACTTGTTCGTCATACTTTACATCAAACCTAATCATCTTGCCTGCCGCTGATCTGTACGAGTGAGGCTTACAGTTGTACTTGAAGTCTCCCCATAGATCAATCCACTTATAGAACTTAGTCAGAGGAATAGCGAGCTTACCTCGTGGTCCGTAGTCAGGGTTCTGCTCTACGAAGCTGTAGTACAGTGCGTTCCCAGGATTCTCTGCATGACTCTTAGTCAGCAGGTTGTCCTTGTCAGCACACCAATCGTAGAAGTTATAGTCAGTCTGTGCGATGAACTTACGCTCACGCAGGTTCTTAAACTTCGCCTTACGTAGACCTTTCTTAAGGTACATCTGTAGGTTGGAGATCATGTAGTTGTCAAACTTAGACCACTCCTCCCTGCTCCACTCAGTGAACAGCTGATGACCGAACTCCGTCTCAGGAGTAAAGTCCTTGCTGTAGTACTGTGCGAACTCAAGCTCCCACTTACGACGCTCGAACGAGTTACCGTCACCCTTGATCGCATAGTTAGTCGTGATGACAATCTTTGGCGAACGCTCGAATGGTATATGTATCTCATCCTTGTTCTTCTTCTCAAGAGTAATACCCTCTGTAATAACAGAGAATAGACGCTCGAAGTCAAAGTTCTTGTTCACGTCATCGAACACAAGTAGCTGAGTATCAGCAGATACACGCTGGTATGGGAAAGACTTAGTGAAAGAGAACGCCTTACCATCGATGATAACCATACGCTTCATATGGCTGATGCCCTGCACGAATAGTCCCTTACCAGTACCACCTGATGGGTTGTCTGATATCACCTCATCGTTAATGATCACAGCTGGAGAGAACGATGGTGGCTTGTAGCTATGCATAAGGTATCCTGCTGTAGACTCTATGCTATTAATTCGATCAGATTCCTGACCACCAATGTTATGCACAAACTTACGATAGATGCTGTCCTTGTACTCGCACTCCACATAGTCCCTATTGATCATCTGGTTCTGCCATATGTACCCATCGATATCTGAGTAGTCGATAGTCTCAACCTTGTCAGCTGTCACCTTCACAACACAATTCCTATAATAAAGGTATGACACATCCTTGTCATCCTTCACGATGTTTGGGTGGATAGTGTTTAAGAACGATAGGTGATCCTCCTTGAACAGCTTGCTCTTGTCAGCGAAGTAGTTGTATATACTCTTGTCCTCAAGCTTGTACAGGTACTCGTTGATCACATGATCCTTGATCATCGTATCGTTGGCATCACTTACAATATTGTTGCGGACCTTCACAAATACGAACACACTTCCACCCTCAACGAAGTACTTCCCGTACCCAAGGTATTCAAGGTACTCCTTATAGAGATGGTTGATGTGCGTGATAGAACCCTTGCTGCTCTTTGTCCAGAACACTGTTGGATCGTCTGTCTCTATATCTGCGGCAATAGCCTCAACTACATCCGATGCGATGTCCTTGTTAATAGTCACAAGTTCACTAACTGGTGTACCTTTCTTAGCTAGGCTTCTGATGTTGTCAACCTTCTCGTTGTCCTCGTAGAACTTACTTCCATGCACAGCTGTATTCTTGTATGAAGACCTGACGATGTTCAGAATCTCCTTGTCCTTACCCCCTTCATCGTAACTGAGCAGTACTGTCTGAGCCTCTGACTCAGGTATGCCAAAGTCGTTCAGTGCTGACGCTAGGATGAACAAGTTATTGTTCTTCTGTCCCTGCACCATGCCGTAGTCACGCTCCCACCATATGAGTAGTCTTCTGACAATCTCATTCGGGTTATCTAGCTTAATCGTACTGCGCGAGGTCTTAGTATCAAACACCGTGTGTTCCTCGGTAGTTATATCACTGAACTGCTCAGATCCCTCGTTAATAAACATATCAGGGTCATAGGACTCGTAGCACACACGACTGATGTCCTTCGTGCTGTTGTCAAACTCAGGCACGTCGTAGTACTTTTTGAGCGACAAGAAATAATTTTGATGGTTGTCTATGTCTTTTGGAATCTTCACAATCACTTTTAATCCGTCTCCGCTTGGCGATGTGAACACAGCATACGAGTACTTATCCTTCATCAGGAAGTCACGGTAGTCTATCATAGACCACTCATCAATGAAGCCATCAAAGTCTATACATATGAACCCACTGTGATCAACTATACCTGACTTAGATCGCTTGGTAAACTTACCACTGAAGCATATCGCAGGGAGTAACTTCTTGATCTCGTTACGTTTGTGCTTGTTGTCAGGCCCTGGATACATGCGTATTCTCTCACACAACTCCCTAGACTTACCAGTGCGTATTCGTTCAAGAGCCTTATCAACTGATATGTAGTAAGGCTTATCAGTTTCAGATATGTTCCTGAATAGAGTTATCATGAGCTTAAAATTAATTGGTTAAAAAACCCACAGACATTACATCTGTGGGCTATACACTTGAATTTATTTATATCAGAACGGAAGATCCTCCTCGTCCTGAGGGGCAGCAGCAGGTGCAGCTGCAACTAGAGCGGGTGATGATCCTTCATCAGAAGGCTCTACACGCCATGCTTCTAGTGTGTTGAAGTACTTCACCTCTCCTTGTGGAGAAGTCCACTCACGTCCACGCAAATTGAACGATACGGTAACTGATTGGCCGTTACCAAACGAGCTAAGCATGTCGCACTTGTCCTGAGTTGCTTGGAACGAGATGTGCTGATCGTACTTAGGGTCCTTGTCACTAAGCTCAGTCACTACGAACTCACGCTTCTGGAACTTCTCAGATACTTGGACAGTATCACCAATGTGCTTGATGATACCAGTCATCTTGAATTGATTTGTCATTTGTTTTTGTTTAATAAATAATCCTTATACTCTGCGGCATACTTCTGTGCCGCCTTAATTCTTCTCTCCATGTGTAGGATGTGATCATCAGTAAGCTCTACGTCACACACCGTTACACGTAAGTTGTCTGCTAGATCGTCAGCGAAGTGCAAGCTGTCGTGCTCATACTCAGGTACTAACTCCTCTGGTGTAGTAATGAGCGAGTGAAACACCTCACCTCTGCGCCAGTCTAGTCCTGTCATACCACGTAGCATGTACAGATACGTTCGAACCTGCCATGTGTACGTGCTGTTGTCTGCCTTGTCAGGAGTCTTAGGGAAGGTCTTCTTAGACCACGAGCTCTTCGCATCCTTAACCATAAGGTTCTCAGCATCCACAACGTCAGGGTGACCGATAACTCCATTGAACGATAGCTCATAGTAATTTTCAAACTCATTAAGCTTCCGATGATCAGTGAAGAACACACGGTTGTACAGATCAATAGCCTGATCCTCAACATCTCTTCCCTTCGCAACCTCCTTGCTATCGAACGTGTCCTTGTACTGATAAACATCTGCGTCCACATAAGACTCGACTAGACTCTTCGCACCTACTGGTAGCTCTACATCTGCATCACGTTTAGTGATCAGCTTATCTCTCTCCTCTGCCTGCTTATCTGTAAGCTTGATCTTACTCAGTAACTCCTCTAGACGGTTAGACTGTACGTCAGTCAGACCATCTGTCCCTAGGAACAAGGGTGCTATGTTATACGTTCTCAATTGCATCCTTCAGTAGTTTAATCTGGTTAGGAGTAAGTGTACGACTAGCCATAAGCTTATCGATGGTAGTCGCACCCTTCTTAACTGATGCGATAGCCTTTGGGAAGTCCTCGTCAGCGATACCAGGCTTGGCCTGTTGCTGTACAACCTGCGGAGGTCTACTGCTGAAGCGAAGCGCATCAACCTTACCCTCTGGTGATGACACCTTCTCGACACCTAGTGCGATAGGCTTACCTAAGTAAACGTCCTGCTCTACTGTCTCGAATAACTTCTGCAATCGCTTGAAGTTGGTAACGTTCACGACCATTGGCTTGTTGAACTCCTTGAGCTTACAGAACACCTTGCGTTCCTTACCCATTGATCCTACCATCTCATCAACAAAGAACTTGTCGATGGTTACTACGAGCTGTGCGTAGCCTTTCTTCTTGTCGTCCCATAGGTCTACTGCGCCTAGGTACTTGTCACTGTCCTTGAAATTCTGTCTCCAGTGCATAATTAAATTGATTTGAGTTGAGTAGTGAATTAACCCATCACTAATTAGGGGCTACAAAGATGAGGATAATTTGCTTATCCTCTCCTCATAATCTAAATGTTTGTTGAAAACTTTTAAGTACGTATCGTTCAACCGAGCTGCAAGCTCAGTCCTGTCGTCACGTAGAGCAAGCTCTATGTTGTACATAACCTTGTCAGCTCTGTTCTTGTGAACGTATGAACATACTGCGAATGCACCATGCTCGAATGTCTCATCCTTGAAGATTTGTAAGATCTCCCAGGGCACGTCCTCGTAGTGATCGCTATTAGTCATAGTGTTCTTGACCTCGATCCTTCCATCGTCAAACCGTTCGATCTTTACACCGTGATTCACGTAGAACTCACTGTTGTCTGTCCGCACGAATAGTGCGTGCGGCCTCTCCTTTAACTCAGTCCATGCTCTCATCGTACCCTGCTGTTAGTTTCTGAATCTTGTGCCTGATATCACCACGCATGTACCCATCTGAGTGAAGACTCAGCTGGTATGCGGCATACCTCTCAGCAAGCTCGTACTTGTTGAAGATCTCGTTGTCCTTCTCGAACTGTTGAGGTGTTAGCTCTGCGAGCGATGTCATCACCTTACGCCACGAGTAGTATATCGTGGACTGGTTCACTGAGAAGTCGTAGTTCTCAAGTAAGTACTGCTGTATCTTCTGAGGGCTCTGGTACTTCTGAAATGCGTGGTAGTACACCTCTTGTCTCTGTCTTACTACCTCTGCCTTACGGCTTCTTGTTCTGAAAATCT